AGGCATTTTTCATTGTCCACCATGAAATGGCCTTCCTCATCCGGGGTGAAGTCATGAGGCACGTGAATCATTCCGACGATCAGATCCTCAAGAATGACCTTGTACGTGCTTTGCCGCTCATCAGAAATGAGTTTGTTCATTTCCTTTTTTGGAATGTCACTGAAGGCACACAGCATATCACCATAAAACTTGGGGAAATGTTTGAGCTTGTCAGCATCTGTCAGCTCCTCATGCAGGGCCAGCCGCTTTGTTTTGCTCTTGGTGTGGTATATCTCCCAAAGCTTTTTGGGCATCTTCTTGATCTTCTTGAACAGCTCAACAGATTCAGCAATGGTGATTTCATCAAATTGATCTTTGATGTCATAGGATTTGCCAAATAGGTTTACTGTTGTCATGATGCAGGGTACAATCTTCTGAGTGCAATCTCGGCTTTCTTTAATCCCTGGCGAATGGCCCCTTTTCGATATCCGATCATGTTGTGATTTTCAACGTCTTGCATCAACTCGACAATACGCTCATGCAGGTTCTTGTCTGATTCAGGCTTGGCCTTGGATGTTACCTTGTCCAGTTTGCTTTGCAGCTCCTTGCATTTCTCAGTGGCTTTTGTGCCTACATCAACAGCTGCATTGTAGTCTGCCTGACTGATGCCGCCTTCACCAGAATTGAGCTCATCAATTTGAGTTTCATATTCCTTGTTGAGGGCTTTGAGTTTTTTGTTTTCCTTCTTTAGACTTGCAATTGTTTCTGCCATGTTGTTGGTTTTAAGTTAGTAGCGGGGGGTGGATTCGAACCACCGACCTCAGGGTAATGAACCCCGCGAGCTGACCAGGCTGCTCCACCCCGCGATGTTCTACAAATGTAAAAAAATTATTTCCTTGCATTGATCGCCCGGGATCTGCGGGCCATTCGTCGCTTTGCCTTTTTCAGTTTCCATGCTTTGCGGCTCATCCTGATGCCCCTGTATGTTGAGCCCCCTGTTGAATGTGGGTTCTGAAATGTGGGTACATGATCAATTTTGTTGTCTGCATTGATTGCTGATGTTGCAAACCCTAGCAAATTCATTAGTGCTTTTTTCATATCTGGTGATCTGTTTTAAGTGGAACATCCTTTTGCAGCCTTGGGGCCTTTCTGTATACCACGGTACGACACAGGCTTGTGTATGATTTGCTTTGCATCTTCACACGATTTTCCTCACCAAACTTTTTGACATTGCCCAGGATTAGTTCTTGCTTCACGTTGCCTTGGAACGGATATCTTTGTGAGAATATCACCGTGCCGTGTTTCAGTCTGGCTTTTACAGATTTGTTTTGTTCTCGCCTGGTTCGTTGATAGTCCTCAAATGACATGTCTGCAGGTCTTGATGTAATTAAGTTCATTTCTTTTTGTTTAATGGTTCAAATTCGATGTGCATATTTTGCGCACCTTCAGCTCTTACTCGTCGGATGAATCCCAGTTCTTTCTTGCCGTAGCACATCAGGTATTCATTCTGAATCTTCTTGCCTTGTAGCCTTGCGAATTTCCGGGCAACCTTTTTCAAATCACCCTTTGTTGGTTTTCTCCCCAGGTGTTGTGTCAACACATCAATGATCACATTGACTTCAGCCATGATGATTGCACCTTCCAGTGATCCTTTGGCCTCATCCGGGGAAACAGAATTGATTGCATCCTCAAGCTTCTTTGCTTTGTCGTCGAGTTCACTCATGATTCATTGTGTATTATTATGCCTTTCCTCAAAGTGGTTAATGTTTCCCTTGCCTTTTCTAAAGTATCAAAACTTCCTAGAAGGGGTGAATAAATATCACTACCGCCTTTATTGTTTACCGCGACCCAATAGTACGTTTTCTTCCAAATAAACAACCAGTGTCGGCTGGTACACCTAGCCTCAATTGTGAACCGGTTATTGAATTCTTTGATCCTGTATTTCATGATTCCTTGATTGTTAGTTCTTCCCCGGTTAGGGCATGATATAGGTTCTGTAGTTGGTGGACGTATTCCAATGCTACAAATTTGAATGAATCAAAATACCACGCAAACCCTTTATTGAGGTTGTGAGTTTCCACTTTCATCATGCAACTGCCGGCTACAATTTGCCTGTTGTCAAACCCAAACTTCTCCAACCATTCATCTGTTAGTGGGATTGGGTCAAACCGATCAACCCATTCAAACCATTGGTGTTTAAATTGGTAATCCCCTATGTGTTCGGGAATGTGAAACCTTTTGGTGTTCACCCAGTTTCCTGTTCTTAAGTCTGATGGTTTCATATGTCCGAGAGTTTACCAATACCATAAAACAACCCCCAAATAAACAAACCAAATATGGTTGTCATGATTGACCCCGCAATGAGTGCTTGTTCAATACTCATACCCTGACCACTTTTGTCTTTAACAATAGCAAAGATAAATGTGAATAACATTGTGCAGCTTGTCCAAATGGCAGCAGCTCCCTTAATCTTGTTCAAACTGATTTTCATGTGATTTTGTATTGCGTCCTTTCAAAACGGGCAGAGCTCCCAGCAAATACCCATCCTGAAAAGACAAAGCCCGGGTGTGAGGACCAGGGCCGAATTCTTTGAACGCCTCACCGTTCATTTGAACAAATGTAATAAATTACTGGATATGAAAAACCCCCGGCACATGACCGAGGGCCTTTCCCCTTTTTCGAACTACAATCTTCTCACATACCAAATCAACCAGGATGTTGATTAATAATTGATTGTCACAGCTAATGTACGAATTTATTATGAACCGCGGGCAAGAAGCCCACCACCCATGCCGCCTTTCTTCATGGTGATGCAATACCTCAATGCATCAAGCGCGTGGTTCCATTTGTCCACTGGTTTTTTCATGTAGTCACCGTTCTTTTCCAACCATTTGTAATTCCTGAGCTCCTTGATCAGGTTCAAGCTGTTCTTTGTTACCTTGAGCGGGTATTGTTGCACCACCTGTATTCCGCTGTGTATTGAATCCTTGCCCTTTTGTGCACCGCGAATGTGCCAACCCATCTTTTGAATCTCGCGAATGCTTTTGGGTTCTGCGCTGTCTGCAAAGGTTTGCCGGCGCTTGGGTATCTCAAGGGCTTCCATGCGTTCTGAAATGTCCGGGTTTGTCAATCCTTTCTCATAGATCAGCTCATTGACCCACATGCACCCATCATGGAATGCGACTTCAACCATCGCTGTGGGATCATTCGTGAATCCGAAATCAAGACCATTTGCAATCCATTTATACAGCGGCATACCCTCATCGTCTGTGGGCATTTCATTCACTGTTTCCCAATGCTTGTACACAAGGCCTTCAAGCGAACCGGTTTTACCTAATGCGTATACTTCCCACCAGTACGGATCACCACTGATCAGCTGGCCCGCTTTGTTGTACTTGGGCTCACGTAGCTCAATCTCTTTGACGATGCTGGCCGGGATTACATTGAGCGCTTTCTTGTAGGTTGAATGAATCAGCTTCACATCGTCCCGGGCCTCGAGCTTTTCTTCGAACCAGAATTCGCTTTCCGGGTTCCAGTCCAAGAATATCAGCCATTTCGTTCTGACGATCATCTGTTCTACAATCTTCCAAGGAATATGATTGCACTCATTGATGTACAAGATATCTCGCCTGGGGCCTTTCACCTTGCCCATCTGGTCTGCTGAAAAGAATTCAATCTTTGATTTGCCAGCACGGTACACATGGTTGGTCTTGTCGTGTCTGCCTTTGTCATACACAGGATCTATCAAGTCAAAGAAATCCTGCATTGCACCTCGTCTTAAATGAGGGAATGATTCAGATACCACCGATATCTTCAAGGGCTTTCTGCATTGATCAGCCAGGGTGTAAAGGGTTTGTATGTTGGAATATGTTTTGCTTGAGCTGGTGCCACCTTTGTGGCCTATAATACGATATTTGTTCGCGGCCTCGATGTTATCCCAAAACACCTCTGTGAGCTTCCAGTTGTTCATTCTTTGGGTGGGCCATCCATCAACCCGTCAAGTGATTTCTGTTGTTCATCACTGGCTGATATGCTGATTGTGGCATCTGTGCTGGTTTGCATCTGTTCTGCAAGTCCCAAATCCCGGGCAATGATGTTGGCTTGGAATGCACCAACCGCTGCACCTTCGAATTTCTGTGTGAACATGATGTTATTCACCGCGCGTGTGACTCCGAAAAATTCCTCGTATCCTTCCTTCTTACTGTAGTTTGTCCATGTGTCCATATCGATGTCAAGAAACAGACACAATCCTGTTTTGGTGTATGGTGTTTCGTGAGGTACTTCAACCCTGTTTGCATCCTTTCCTCGGAAGTCTACAAGATTCCATTTCCTTTCATCAACGCTTTCAAAGTATTCACAGCAGGATTCCCATAGATCATTTGGTGATTCAAATATCTTATTACGACCACGGGTTGATCGTTTACGCCACCATTCATTTCCTTTACTCATGTAACAAAGTTAGTGATTTATTTGATTCTCTTTCTGGCCCCTAATATCAGGGATAGAATTATTGTGCCTATTATGAAGCTGATGAAATATGCCATGGTGATTGGTGTTTGATTTGTTTTTTGCTGAGGTTCTTGATGAGGTTGTCCCTTTCCTGTGTTGATTGAAAGAAGTGTACTTCAATGAGGTGGTTTACCCGGAATGCAACACTGTATAGCTTTGAGAGTTTCTTCATGTGCCTTGGGTGATCTTGCCACATTCAATGCATTGCCATATTGCGAATTTTAATTTCGGGTATTCCCTTAGTATTTTCTTTTTGGTAACCGGGTTTCGGACCAGGTGAAATGAATGATCATATCCGGGTAAGCAACTATCATTGTATGCTGTTAGCAATGTGTACTTTGGTTTCTTGATTGTTTTCATATTTGGAACGTTTATTTGAACTTCTTTAAATTACCCGAAAAAGAATAATTAATCTCTTTCCCTTTAGTGGCTTCCTGTAGCATCGTTTTGCTATCCTTCCCAGAGCAACTAATATGCATGTGGATGGTGGTTAATAACCCCATAAGGCTGGATTCGCTTAGCCTCATGTTGACCGATGTAGCTCGTCCTGTACTTTCGGGGTTCTCTACTGATAAAATATAAGTTTCATCTTCTAATTTAGAAACAGTCATTATCCTGTTGTCGGTAAATTGAGCCTGAACATAACTTGCGATATTCATTTTCGTTTCAACACCGTTTTCAAGGCACTTAACTTCTCCGTATGTTTCTTCTTTTTCACTCATTTTGAACGTTATTGCGAACTCTCGAATTTGAGTTCTGATTTAATATTGTGTTTTTTCATAAACTTCTTCCAATCTGTAGCATCTGTTTTGTTGTCGGTGTCAAATCCTACATAAGCTCTCTTTCCAACTCTACTTTCAATTATCTTTCTACCTACCAAGAAAGGGTTTTCACACTCAATTATCTCAAGTGTCCTGTGAACACCTCCCATCGTGTTAAATCCTATTGTTCTGACTGTCATCTCGAACCTTATTTAGGTATTATTTCGATTTGACTTGTGGGCACCCTGTACCCTTTCTTTAATCCTTTATTTGCCGGGCAAATGATTGCATACTGTTGCACAAAGTTGATCACTCTGATGTCATAATATGCACCATCCCATTTGGCTTGCCATTCTAATCGTTCCATTGCTTCAGTATGGTTTTGGTTGTCAACACCTGGTGTTCTGGTATTTTGAACTCAGACGTTTCTGGTATGTTGTACTCTTTCCCATAGTATGGAATTCGTTTTGATCTCATTGGTGTATGATAGGGGAAATATGCATCGGCTTCTTTTCTCAAAGCATGCATGTGTTCTGCAAAGTATTCATTGACCAGGAGACGAATTGCAACATACGAGAACCCGGTTTCTTTTGCAAGCTGGCCCAGTGTTTTCTGACCAGATAAATACGTGATTGCTATTTCCTGAGTACTCATGTTACAGCTTACTTAACCATTGATCATAGATACATGATGCCACATTAGCGGTCATCACAGGTGGCACACTCATGCCAATCATGTACTGAGCTGGGCGGCCATTGAAATTGTAATCCTGAGGAAATGAGCCCCCATGCATGTAGTCCTGATCAGTTGCGGTTGTCACGTCACAATCTCTGTACATGGTTGCCCCGGATGTGATTGTAGGTATCACCTCATCATCATAAAGAATCATCTGATTGAACATGCTCACTTTGTCGTACAACCTCATGTTGATATCACCGATTGACTTGTCTGCCCGGGTTCTTTGATTCATACGTTCAAGGATGTATTCTGTGATTCCTTTCTGGTTTCCCTTTTCGCTTCTGTATTCTCCGAATGTTATTTCAGGTTCGTTGAATTCCAGCTTTAAATCAGGGGCAAATGTGAACATGTCCTTTTGAACCAGGAACGGGTCGCACAGATCCTTTCTGAGGCACACAAAGAACACTCGCTGCCGCCTCTGAGGTACACCCATCTTTGAGGCATCAAGCAACCAATGTTGGCACATGTAGCCAGCCTTGTCAAATGCATCATAGATTTCACGTACATACTTGATCGCATCCCCAAGCATTAAACCTTTGACATTCTCAGCTACTACCACCTTGGGTTGTAACCGGTTTGCAAGGTCAATGAAATCAAAAAACAGTGTATCGAGTACCTGTTCAGCTTGGCCCTCTTTGAATTTCTTTTCTTTTCCCCAGTCCTTGGACCTATTGCCAGCCATTGAAAATGATGAACAGGGTGGTGACCCATCCAGAATGGCTAGGTTGAATAATTCATCAGGTAGGTCTGGTGTATCCTTGAATTCTTGTATCGGCCCTAAGAAAGGGAACTTAGGGTTGTGATTCAATTTGTATGCATCAAGCATTCTGTGATCAATCTCATTGCAACCAATGACATCAAACCCGGCAAGCTTGTAGCCCATTGTGGACCCACCGCCACATGAGAAGCATGAAAAAACATCGCCTTTGTCTTTTGTGAAGTTGGCATCTTTGAGTGTCCATTTGTAGGGGAATTTATGTATCATGATTTTAAGTATTTTTCGTTTATAAATTGTTTCGCATATCGTGATCTACATTCATACTTGATCAGATCATCGTTGTTCAAAGCCCTCCTGGCTTGTTGTTGTTGTATTGATGATTTAGCATTCTTAGATTCTTGTTTCAATTCAGCAATTACTTTTTCCTTGTATTCCTGTTTCAAGGTATTAGTTTGTGCTTTATCATCCAAACCATACCAACCCCATTCTTGTAGTCTTATATGCTCATAGATGAAACTAAACAAGGACCAGATTGGTATTTCATTATGGGCCTCAATATGTTTGACAACATCATCGAATGCACGTTCATAGCTTTCCGGGGTGGGCCGGGCCTTCTGCTTTTCTTCTTTCTCATCACGTATCCTGCGCATCCTCATCACCTCCTGGTGCTTGTGCTTCTCATAACCATTCATAATGGCCCCAATGAGTTTAGGTGATATTGTTTTTGTGGATATTTTCAAATCAATTTCTCCCTTTGAAAACATTGTGAATGCCAACTTTAATTCATCGATGGTGTATTTTCCACAATGCATGGTCATGAATTCTGTTGAGAAAAAGACTTGCGAATCTGGTTGTTCTTCCATTCCGAGCTGACCACAACACCAATAGACCATAGCTTTGATTTCATGAGGCAAGTGGTTCAGTATCTTCTTTGCCGTCATTGCCTTTGCAATAGGCGAAAGATTATAGTTTCCCGAGTGCTTGCTTAATCCAGTCATGATTCTTTTCGTTAAAGTTTTTCATTATTGCTTTATCCATGTAGTATTTGCCTTGTAGGAATTTCAAAGGGTTCATACGATATTGCAGTTTAGGTGTTGCATCAACATACAGGGGTGTGATCTTCTCACACATTTCCTTCTCCTGTGGTTTCATGGCCTTTTGCCAATACTTAGAACAAACATGTTCACCTATCTCTTTTCCATATTCAGTAAACCATTTTTGAAAACGAGGGTCAATTATATCTGTATCTATAATTTCATTTTCATTTTCATTTTCCATATGTTCATCATATGTTTCAGATGTGTTTAACATATGTTCGTCTGTTTTTTTCTTCCTATTGTTCCGCCTGGATTCACTATATTTCTTCCGTTTGTTCACGGATTCGGCCACCCAATCAATCTGAAACCCACCAGGAACCTCAGTCAAAACCATCATTAGTTCTTCAAGTTGTTCCTCTGTCAAACGTTTTGTGAAAAATTTGAGCTGCTTTTTTGATATACATATGTTCCTCATATGTTCACACATGATACGATCATACGCGACTTGAACGGGCTCACTGAGGCATTGTGTATCCCTCAAGTAATCCCCAGGATAAAATAAGAATGCAGGATCTTTAGCCATTTTTCATTTTGTTTATTGCGTTTTCAACTGTAATTAATTTGTGGAATGCAGTTACAGAAACAACGTGAGCACATGCCTCGATCAGATCAGTTGCCTGTTGTATTTCTTCAGGTTCTTTATCTGGGTGTGTTTCATAAGCTTTTGCAGAGACCAGACCACCCAAGGCAGCGCCGAGTGCTGGGTCCATCTTTACGAGTTCATTCATGACTGGTCCCATGGTGTGTTCCATCCAATCATCAACAATTTCATTTCCTGTGATCATCATAATTCTAAAGGTTTAATTAATACAAAACCCCTTATCAAATGCCGCCGACCATCACGAAGGCTCGCACTCAATAAGGGGTCTGAAAATTTCTTGAAAAACATGTGATGGTCTATTTGTACGAATATATAAATAAATATTTAATCTATTGCAGTTTATGTTCTCTTTTAGTCATGTGTGCATTGAATTCATTTGCTGAGCTGGTTCTGTGAACTGGTGTTCAAATACTTTGTCAATTACATCCCAGGTTGATTGAGGCGCTTTTGGTGGTTTTTTAGTTTCTTCTATTGTTTCCATCTATAATCGGGGTTTTACTAAACATCTATACCGATTAATGCCAAGTGTTCTATAGCACAATCACGTAATTCATGGTTCATATTTAATCCACTTGAATATTCCGTTCCGTTGTTCCCGTATCTGTAAATTAATGAGGGTTCGTTAGCACAATAATAAACATCGTACTCACCTTTTACACCTGTAATTTTGGTAGCTTTTCCTCCCTCTTTATGGTCAACAATCTCATAATTAAGGACAGGTGCATGAAAGAGAAACTTGCATTTATTACAATCATGTTTATAGTGAGGTTCTGAAGTTTGTTCTGAGAAACAATATTCATCGGTTTGAATAGATATATTTCCGTATTTGTCTACGATAACCTTAAAATTTCCGTCTGCACTAAATTCCCGAATACAAGGATTCGTTGCG